ACTTCCATATCTCAGAGACTTATGCAGAGAACCTTCTGCTGAAGGATGTTCAGGATGCAGTAAAGTGTGTCAATGACAAGGTACTTGTCCTACTTACTCAATCTCAATTTGATGCTCTTGTAAGCTTCACATTCAACCTAGGATGTGGTGCCTTGAACAGGAGTACCCTCCTACGGCTACTCAATGCAGGAGAGTATGCAAGGGCCTCTGAGCAGTTCCTATTGTGGGATAAGGCAGGAGGTAAACCTGTTGCAGGGCTATCTATACGTAGGCAAGAAGAGAAAAGGATGTTTGATGAAGCTTAAGGTAGCACTACTATCATCAATGCTCACCTATCCTGCAGGACTTGTAATGGCTCAGGATGGCATGATAGGCTTCCCTGTACCTGTAGAGGTCTATAAGACCTGTATGGCTGCAGGAGGCTGCTATGTGGTCACAGAGGAACAATTAATAGAAGTTCTTAAGAGCGGATATGCAGAAGGCTATGCCCAATGCAGGAAGGAATCTAGGATATGAATGAAGGTGCATTAGATTGGTTGAAGGGTGTAGCACCTACGGTAGCAAGTGCCTTAGGTGGTCCCTTGGCAGGGCTGGCAGTCACTGCAATAGGCGGTGCCTTAGGCTGGAAGGATACTACCAAGGATGATGTCAACAAGCTCCTGTCTACAGGTAGCCTGACAGGTGAACAGTTGCTGGCAGTCAAGAAGGCAGAGTTAGAACTCAAACAACATGAGTCTGATAATGGCTTCAAGTTTGCAGAGTTGGAGATAAGGGATAGGGAATCTGCAAGGGCTATGCAGGTAGCCTTGAGATCCAGTACCCCTGAGATATTGTCATGGTTGATTATTATTGCTACTCTGGTACTTGAGGGGATTACACTACTCTACGGCATTGCACCGGGAGTATCAGAGTTGGTAGCAGGGCGCATACTAGGGACACTAGATGCAGCCTTTGTTACTGTACTAACCTTCTGGTTAGGTACATCCTCTAGCTCTAGAGCTAAAGATACAGTAATCAGTAAGCTATCTTAATGCTGGATATTACACCTGAGCAATGTGCAGCAGTGTATGATATGCTACGCACAATACCTCCTTTCAATACTGCCAAACTCCCTGAGTCAGATGCAATTGAATGGCGCTGTACTCACAGGCAAGACATACATGGAGAGTTTGTAGAGTATGATCCTCATATCATAACCATAAGTACAGCTAAGACAGGGCACCTAAGTACCCTTATCTCAACTGTAGCTCATGAAATGGTGCATCTATGGCAGACTATAGATAACACCAGAAACAAGGCACAACACAATGCAGACTGGTATAGTAAGTCTAGAAAGGTCTGTAAGAGTCTAGGATTAGATCCTAAGGCGTTTTAGTCACAGTTCTTGGTGCTTCCCAAGCACTTAACTCCGCCTTAGTCAGTAATGCTTTAGCTGGCACCTTTAGGCTATTGACGTAATTAATAGTCTCCATAATCTCACTATCCTCAGACCTAATACTTCTACCTGACATCCTTGCATCTATTGCCCTGACCATCTCACGGTGTTCAGGGTATTCTTTTTGTACATCCTCAATTGCCTTTACTATTGCTTCCTCTATGCTTTCTTCCTGTAACTTAGCTCTTGTAAAGGTTTCATGGTTGAAGGTAGCCTTTACTAAGGTAGTATCTACATTAGCCAGTATTAGAATATTAATTCCATAGACAGAGAAGGTATTCTGAGATGGGTAGTTGCTAACAGCAGATGATGTGCTAATAAGTCCCCGCCAAGGCGGAGGTGACATACCTGTATGTGATACAGTAGTTGTAGGCCATGCAGGACTAATAGGTACCCAACCACCGGGAGTAGGTACTTTACTAGAGCTTGTTGAAGTACTAGTAGTTATGTACTCCTGCTCATAGTACTTCTCTATTTCCGGCCCTAATGTACTAACTATTTTAGCTGTGTCAATAATTGCCATCATACTCCTTTGTAATGTGTAGGGATGCTCTGCAGCAGGGTTCATACCTGCACTAGCCACTAGGGCCGTTCTTCTTAAACTATGCAGAGTCGGTATCATAGCAGGACTTGAACCTGCATCTGAGGATTACAAAGCCCTCGCTCTAACCAATTGAGCTATATGATACGCTAGGTGACAGATTTATCAGATCCGGCCTAAACCCCCTCTCAAACCTTTAGCTACTGATCTTACCACATACTGCCAGTATGTCTACAGCATTCTTATCCATCATACGTTCTATGCACTCTAGCTTCTGTTGGTTGCTGTAGTAGGTATTAACTGTAACTACACCAAGTAGACTGCCAAAGGCTAGTAGTATTGCCACAACTATGCCTAGTGGAAAGACCAAGTCATCCATCTTATTCTCCTTGTTGAATTTCTATACATTGAAGGTAGTACTTGTACTTATCCTTCTTAACTGCAGGACTCTTGCTGTTCTCAATGAAGTGCTTACAGGTAGAGGTATCTACATAGGCATCCTTACGGGCCTCATATCCTCCTACTGTAAAGCCTAGGGCAAGTCCACAACAGAACATCATTATTAGTACTAAGGTTACTTCTAGTGGTTTAGCCATATTATCCTATCACGCACTTTTCCGAGTCACAACCAAGCTCTTGAGAACTGGTAGTAACATCTGCCTCTTCGACTAGTTCATTCCAATTAAGTTCAAGAGGCATTTTGCTCTTAAGAACATTGTACTGTTCCTCATCTATTGCGATGTAAGGTGCCTGTTGGTAACTATGCTCCGTATGAGGCAGGAATGATACTCCAGATATGTCATCAAAGTTATTCCATACCCAAGAGAACACATCAGGCCACTCATGCTGGTGAACAGAGATAGTCACAGAGGGCTTATGCTCACAGTAGACCTTATCCCACTTCAACCATTGGTTAAGATGTTCTAGAGCAGACATATCATCCCTTGTCAGTGCTCCCTCAGGGGCCTTAACAGGGAAGCTGAATACTGTCTGACTAGGGAAGTTGACATCTGGCTCTGAAGGTACTCCTCTTGCAGCAAGGAACTGACAGACAGGATCTTTGTCGTCCATCCTGATATTACGGATGTAGAACTTACTGAACCTAGGGTGTATCCCTGAGGCACAGTCTGCCAACTGAGATACCGTACCTGATGGCTTGATTGCGGTAATACCGGCAGATGGGTTGATACCTAGCTTCTTAGCCCACTCCTTATTAACATTCCTTGCATGTTCCTTCAATACCTCTAGGACTTGGGGGTCGGCGTTCCTGAGTAAGTTGCAGTCAAATATTCCCGTAAGGCTGACTCCGAGGAGTCGTTCTTCTTCGCAGTTCTTTCTCCAGTCGGGCCTAAGGAACTTAAATCGGGTGAGACTAGATTGCATAGTACCGAATATACTGGCGGCTGTAACTTTCCTAAGTAGATCCTCAAGACTGTCATCCCTTCTACATATTGTCTCACTGAGGTTACAAAATTGTTTGGGTCTGAGGATAATTTCAGAGCATGGGTTGCAGCCGTAATCAACTTCTTTAGATCGTCTTCCGTCTTGGGAAGCTTTCCGTCTAGCAGCCACACGATTAAAGATACCACGCTCTCCTGACTTTGATTTGACGAGACTAGAAAACTCTTCGAAGTATGTTTCGACATCCGGTTTCTCCGTATATACCACAGAATTATTAGCTAAAGCCCTGTGTTTATTCTGTTCCCACCATGCACCTACTTTAGCTTCCCGCATACGAAGATCGCTAAGATTACTAAGAGAAATAAGAGCAGACCTGCGTACCCCACCTACCACCACCACTTCCCCAATGACACACATGATGTCATGAACTTCAATACTTGTAAGCTTCCTACCTGCTGCATTTCTAAAGGTTTCTATTGTGAACTCAAACAGTCTCTTAAGGGGTTCAGGACCACTAGCCCTTCCTCCAAAGGTCTTAAGCCTCTCACCTGCAGGCCGGATAAGGCTATAGTCTATGTTGTACAGGATACCATTGTATAGACCATCAATAAGTACTTTGTAAGACTCTGCCCAACCTATCTTGCTATCCTGTACCTGCTGAGTACCTGAGGTAACAAAGTTCTTAGGAACTTCAGGTAGCTTGCTGATGCAATTACGTTCACATGAGAACCCTATCCCTGTACCATTCATAAGGATATAGAGAGTCTCTGAGAAGGCTGCAGGGTCATCCATTTCAACGTAGGCGCAATTGAAACTTGCAATATGGTCAACATCCAGAGCCTTACCTGCAGTCATCACTGCTCGCATACTAGGTACTACCTCTAGATTGAGCATTGCCTTATCCAGCATCATGTACTCATCTGCTGTCAAAGTATAACCTAGATTGTTCTTACAGTGGTCATGCATGTAGGCCATGTAACGCTGTACAGTCTCAGGCCAGTGTTCCCTACGGTGTTCCTCAGGTAGGAACCTTGAGTAGCGTGTCTTAAACACAGTTGCTTGCAGTAAATCCATTAAGAATACTCCTTCATAAGTTTAACATACCCACTACTCTTGCCTGAACATGCTCGATACACATTCATAACTGCCGTGTCATAATGCTTTGCAATTTTTGCAAGAGAAACACCTTTCTTACGCATAGCCATACACCCCAGTACTTGTTCTTTATCTAAAACTTTTTTACCTCCTACCATATTATACTTAGGCCAGTGCTTGTGTATAAGTTCTAGTTCCATTGCGTGTGCATCTTTGTGAGTAAGTTTTCTAGCTATTAATTTGACGAATTCATCCGGCGTGTAACCTTCATCGCATAAGCCTAGCAAATAGTCTTTTAACCCTGTCTGACCATTCCTATGCATGTACCACGCCCTACCACCATAGCCTTTTCCTATGTAAACTATTAAGTTACTTTTAGGATCTACTATAGTGTAGACATAATATATCTGTTTATGAAGTGCTTTACTCACTACCATATAAATACAGTTTGTTGTAGTATATCCATTGTTATTGTAATCTCCTTTACTTGTTATCCAATATAAACCGTACTGCCATAGCTGCAATCTGTACTGCCTCTCTATTGGCAGCGTTCTTGCTGTTCCTCTTGACTGCCTCCCACAGTTCATCTACTTCCTCTTGTATCACAGCCCAACCCTCATGTCCTGAGTTGAAGGGTCCATGCCTCTTGGTAGCAGTCTCTAGCTCCCTCTTGATAGAGTTGAAGATCTTCTGCTCCTTACCTGCAATCTCAAACCTGTCAAACACTCTGGCAAGTTCTTCAGGAGAGAAGTAGTCAACCCTAGGCTTATCAAACCCTCCTTGACCATCATCTAACTCTAGTTGTCCTAACTCTGATTTAGGTATCATTACTTCCAATCCTTAGGTAATCCTGCTTTCAAATCTGAACCACTTTCTATGTAGTTGGCTGCTTTTCTTAGGTTCTCAGGCTTATCTCTAAACAAGCCCAAGCCTCTATTACAATTGTTACACAGTATTCCCCGCACTATACCAGTATTATGATCGTGGTCTATACACGCAGCAGATGCTGAGTTATCGTGTTTGTAAAACGATATGTCTGTGTAACAAATAAAACACTCGTTGTCTTGTGCAGACAGTGTGTCTAACAGAGTCTCTTTGTCTATCCCATACATTCTGTATTTTATGTGAAACTGGTCTACCTTACTGTAGCGTATCCAATAACCAATCTTCATACACTCAGAGCACACAGAATGTTTACCGTGTTTTCCGCCTCTGGAATTCTTCCAAAAATGATCTAAAGGCTTTATGACTAAGCACTTGCTACACTTCTTATACCCAGTCATCAGGTACCCCTGTTTTTAAGTCTGCACAAGAAATTTGGTGTTTATCACACCAGTCCTTGTAGGTAGTCTTACTACCCTTATACAGAGGTCTGTGCATAGAGGTAAAGAAGATACAGATACGCCACTTAGGATGTGCAGCCTTAACCAACAACATCTTCTGCCTATCTGCAGTTACAAATCTACCCTTGCTCTCTACTATAATGTTGGTATGAGAGTTAACAAAGTCAGGTGTATATACATGCTCTTTCTCAGGGATAGTGTAGACAAAAGGGTACTTCTCATACTTAACCTTATCTGTACCCCATAACTTACATAGTTCCTCGTAACAAGTCTTCTCTAACTTGTTCTTAAGAACACCCTTCTTATTCCCCCTGTTCCTCCCCGAACGATAGAGGGGCTTCTTCTTTGCTTGAATCTTCTTCAAAGTAGTCTTCATATATTCCAAACTTCTCCTTTTGTTCTACTACCCTATCCTTGAACCTTTCAACCAACTCCCACTCTTCAATCTCAAGCATGGTACATAGATCTTGTAGTGATAGGCACTGATCGTTAATAACTCCAAGTACTCTATCCAATAAAGTATCTGCTGAATCATTTGGCATAGCTTTCCCATCCATCAGGCAGCTTACAATTACTTGTGGCATACCTGAACATAGGGCCTATATCTTTGTCAGTGTAGCCTGCTAAACCACAGCCTACCCTAGTTACCAAGAACTCCAGATTAGGATTATGCCTAGCATACTCTAAGAAGGAAGCTACATAGTAGTTTATGGTTATCAGATGTAACGGTTGTAGCTTTTCATCCTTAGTAGGTATTGCATAAGAGTTACCTACATGACCGTGGCCTATACCGTAGGTAGCACCATGTTCCTTTAAAGCACATAAGGCGGCACCTTTACCATGCCTACCTGCAAGGTTAGAGCCAAACACAAAGATCTGATTACTCACCATAATCCTTAAGCAAATTAGTCATTGAGATAGTCTCAAAGTCAAACCTGTTCTTCTGGTTAGAGGTAAGCATTACCAACCCTCTCCAATAATCAGTCTTGCTACCTACTGCATAGTCATCTACATGCTCAAAGAAGCAGCCCACACATAAGGCTTGGTTGAGATGTGGGGCGTTTTGTCTATGCTCGGCTGCATGATCCAGTGTATGAGTATGGCCGAATACAACGCTATTATGATATAGTTGCAGAGCCTTGCGAACGACGTTCGGGTTTCCGATAGGTTTGCCAACGCCTGTAATAGGAATATGGGTAAAAGATATTCCATTGACATTATAGTTATCCTTGTATTCTACTACCTGAAAGCCTCTCTCCCTCAGCTTAAGATCTTTCTCTATTGAGCATTGTCCCTTGAAGGTAGGATCAATGTCTAAATATCGGTCTAACCGATTTTCATGGTTACCTTTGACATAGATCCAAATAGGCTTACGCCCTAGAGCATGTTGCATTAGATCTAATGCAGTATTACCTGCCTCTATTTCTAGATTGTATCTCCTACCTTCCATCTTGCAACGCTTGTTCCTATCCCACTCAGAGAGACAGTCCATACTAAGGAAGTCTCCTATGATAACTACATGGGTGGGCTCATGTAACCTGATGTAGGTATTCAAAGCCTCAAACCTACGTAGGCTCTGACCATTGGTTATATGAGCATCTCCTACTACCAGTATCTTATGGTGCATTATGTTCCTTATACCATTGTAAGTACTGCTCTGCCTTCTTGATGTCTGACAGGAGAGGGTTATCTGGCTTCTTACCTGCCCTGAAGATGTACTTAAGAACATTACCCTTCAGGTACCCTGCAAATTCCTCAGGAGTCAGCTTGGCCTGAAGGATATTGATAACCTCGTACTCTGGCTTATCT